GTTTGCTGATGAGAATGCTGGCTCCCCTACCATTGTAGGTGACGAGCAAAAGTTTGACCCAAAGGTAGCAAACCCATTTGGCTCTTACTTTCAGCGCATGTTGAGCAATCCAAGAGTGCCAGCAGTGGTAAAAGAGATGGCGCTGAAATATAACTTCAACTCTTCAATAAACCTAAAAGGTGGTGCAGATACCGCATCTCCTCAGTCTGTTGTGCAAATGGCACAAACCTATGAAGGCTACGCGCACGAATATATGAAAAAGTTTCAAGACCTGCACAGAATGCAGGTTGATGGTCACAGACAGGCTCGCTTTCTTGGCACCAATACTAACGAGTTAACATTTAGCACTGGCGAGTTTAACGATTGGTTTGAAGATACTGTTACGCGCTACATGCGGCAGGATAATCCAAACCCTACAATCAGGCGCAAAGCAATAGATGGCGCTACCAAAGAGCAGAAGCAAGCGTTCAAAGAGTTCGATACATTCTTCAAACAGTTTGATGAAGATGCACGCTTTGTTGGCGTATTGCGTGATGATGCACGCATAAAAGCAGAAATGGACAAGTTGCAAAAGCTTGTAGATGAAAAAGCGCAGAAGCTTGCCGACCTTGAAGATGGTATGAAAGCCAAGGGCGGCGCTACACCAAAGCAAGCAAAGATGCGTGATGGCCTAGATAGCGAGATGGCTGGCTTGCGTACCAAATTAGATAACTTGCAAAATGTTCTTGATACACCCACCCGCAAATCATTTAGGTTTGCGATGTATTACAATAAAGCTTTGTTGGATGGTGATGAGGCGGCGCGTGAGAAGTTCACACAAACGCTGATAGACCACTACACCAATAAAGGTTTGCCAAATCCTGAGAACAGCGCTAAGGCTACTGTTGCTCGCATTCTCGAAGAAGCGGCAGAAGAGTTTGAAGATGCGCGTGCTTCTGGTGTAGCTGGCTCTACTAAACATCTGCGTCACCGCAAAACAGACCTTGAAGAATGGCAGGTAGAAGAGTTCTTAATTAAATCGCCTGATGTATTCCACACTTACGCACAGCAGATGGGCAGACGCATCGAGCATGCTAGAGCATTTGATGGCAAGAACATTGACGAAATCTTAGAAGAGGTTACAGACGAGCTGGTAAAGGCTCGCATGTCTAAGGCAGAGATTGCTGAAATACGCGCTGGCTTTGTAGGCGAGCATGACCGCGTAATGGGCGCACTCTCACGCTCTCCTGATAGATATGATAACCAGCTATCTAAGTTTGCAAAAACCTATGCAGGGTGGACGTTCCTTGGTGGGGCTGGGCTTTCTGCTGTCACTGATGCTGGCACGATTGTTTTGGCGCATGGATACAGAGATGTGTACCGCGCCGCAGTAGCAGGAATTACAGACAGGTCAATTGGCAAGCTATTATCTGAAATGCAGAACGGCGGCGCTGCGCTTGACATGATCCGCAACTTTGCCCAGCAGAAGATACTGGGTGATACTATGAAGCGCGTACAGCCAAACAAGCTTGAGCAAGCACAAGAGATTGGCAACCGTTTTATGTACACTGCCAACGGCCTTGGTCCTATTACCACTATCTTCAAGTTTGCTGATGGCATGCTTACCAATGATAAATTCTATCGCCTAACAAAGAAGCTGAAGTCTGGCAGAATAAATATCCGTGATAGAGAGTATCTCAATCGTTACGGCATTGATGACGAGTTAGCTAGCTACATACAAGATATGCCATTTCAAAAAGCTGAAGGCAGCAACTTCATGCTTGCTAACACAGACAACTGGCCTGTCAGTACGCCTCAAGAACGCTTGATGAAGCGCAGATATCAGGCGGCGGTTACAGCGCACTCTGATAACTCTGTTGTTATGGGGCAAGCGTTTGACCGCCCATTGATTATGGATGGCGTCACTTACGTTAAAGATAACCCTGCATTTGCTGGCATGCGTAAAATGTACCCTAATCTTTTTGCTATAGACAAGAAGGCATCTTATGGCGGTGTAAACATGGTGCGCTTGGAAAGCGGCATGATGACCATACCGTTTACCTTTATGAACTTTGTGTTTGGCGCAAACAACAAAATCCTGGGGGCTATGTTAGACCCTGCACGCCAGAACAGAATACAGGGCGCAACAGCATTGATTGCGCTATCCTACCTGTCATTCGAAATTAAATCTGGCTTGGGCATGGCAAGCTGGTGGGACCGCGAAGATGAGTCACCTGATATTATTGCACGCTTAATTGACCATTCTGGATTGATGGGTATTTATGGCGACCTTGGTTACATGGGGCTGTCGATTGCTGGCAACCTTGCCGATAAACCAGAGGACTTCTTTATTGAGCCAAAGTTTGTAAGCCCAAATAAAGACGAGCGTTTTGTTGATGGGCTGATAACGCCCTTTGGTGCGCCTGTTGATTTGGGTGTTGGCTTCTATCGCGCTGCTAGAGATTTGGTGGATGGAAACATAAGCGATGGCGCTCAAGAATTAAGGCGTGCGCTACCTTTTGTTGGCCTCCCGCTTATTCGTGATGATGTGAAAGAGTTAACCAATACCATAAGCCGCTACTAATTGTGCGTGGCACACTGCAAACCTGCATGATAGAGGGATAAAATGACGATAAACCTTGCAGATAATGACCCCAGAGTATCCTATGCTGTAGCGGCTAGCGCTACGCAAAGCAGTTTTACTGTGTCATTTGAATTCTTTGTTGATGCGGATTTGAATGTATATGTAGATGGCGTGCTTAAAACGCTGACTACAGACTACACTGTAACTGGTGGTGATGGTTCTACTGGTTCTATATCCATGTCTGTTACAGGCGCATCTGGTGGCTCTATCGTTGTAATAACACGCGACATTGATATCGAGCGTTCTACAGATTTTCCATCATCAGGGCCATTCGATATTACCTCACTCAATGAAGAGTTAGATAAGCTTATCGCTATATCTGCTGACCTTAAAGATGCTTCTGATAGAGCGCTTCAGCTTACAGATTACGATACACAGGTATCTCTAACGCTTCCAGACGTTAACACTCGCAAAGGCAAACTGCTTGCGTTTAATGCTACTACTGGCGCTGTTGAGGCTGGCTCATCTGTAGCGGGCGCTACTACTGTTGCTGCGCTATCTACAGACATTGAAACACTGGCTGACATTGAAGATGGCACAAACGCTACCAATGCCATCTCTGACCTTGCCGCTATTGCGAGCGATGTTTCTACAGTAGCTGGCATTTCATCTGCTGTTACTGGCGTTAACAATATATCAGCGGCAGTTACCGCAGTTAACAATGACGCATCAGATATTGGCACAGTATCTACAAACATTGCATCTGTTAACACAGTGGCCACAAACATAGCTGACGTTATCACAGTAGCAAATGATTTAAATGAAGCCATCTCAGAGATTGAGACAGCCGCTGATGATTTGAATTTGGTTTCATCAAACATTGAAACTGTGGCAACAGACATTGCTAATGTAAATACTGTTGGCTCTGATTTAAGCGGTACAAATACTATTGGCACAGTAGCTGGTGCGATTGCTAATGTGAATACAGCGGCAACTAATATATCTGGCATCAACACTGCCGCCTCTTCTATATCAGCTATCAATGATTTTAATGATATCTTTTTTGCTGGCTCAACTGCACCATCATCACCTAGCGCTGGTGATTTATGGTATGACACAGCAAACTCGAAGCTAAAGGTGTATGTAGCTGGTTCAGGTTTCCAAGAGGCTGGCGCGTACCTTGAGGGTTTGACAACTACTCATGTGTTTACAGCTACGGCGGCGCAAACAACATTCACAACAGATGATGCTAACAACACCATGAGCATTTTTGCCAATGGTAACACGTTGGTATTTTTGAATGGTGTTCGTTTGGTTGAGGGTTCAAGTTCAACAAACGATTATTATGTAAGCGGCAACAATGTGGTTTTGAACACAGGTGCAAGTGCTGGCGATGTAATATATGTTGAAGTGTTTACTAAGATTTCTCTTACACAAGAAACCAGCTTAAACAATCTTGTTTCACAAGCGCAGACATCAGCCACAAATGCGGCAACCAGCGAAACAAACGCCGCAACCAGCGCATCCAATGCTTCTACCTCAGAAACAAATGCGGCTTCTTCAGCCTCTTCTGCATCAACTTCTGCCACAACGGCAACAACACAAGCGTCTGCATCTTCAACATCGGCTTCAAATGCAGCCACTTCTGAAACAAATGCTGCCTCATCAGCTACAGCAGCGGCGGCATCTGCTACTCAAGCGGCGGCGTCTGCTGGTGGCGGAACACTGAAGATAAGCAGTAATGATACAACAGCAGATGTTTTAGAAAACAAACTTACAGCAGGTACTGGCGTTACCTTAACGAAAAATAATTCAGGCGCAAATGAAACGATATCTGTAGCGGTTAATCCATTCTCTTTAACAGAAAGCAATGCAACCGCAACTGCCGCGCAAACATCATTTAGCGTTACCTATACAGCAGGGCTAATACAGGTATTTATGAATGGTGTTAAATTAATCAGCGGTTCTGATTTCACAGCAACCAATGGCACGACTGTTGTACTTGCTAGCGGTGCGGCGGCTGGTGATGTGCTTGAGTTTGTGGTCTTTGGATAGGAGTAGAAAATGACAAAAGCAAGGCAAATGGCAGACCTTATCGATAACAACGGTGATGTTGTTGCCAGTGCATTAGATAATGTTGCAGCATTCCCTTCTGGCTGGTCAGCTAGTTTAGACGGCTCTGACATGGTGTTTATCTACAACAGCACAGAAGTTTTTAAAATTACGACTGCTGGCGCTGTAATCGCAGCTGACGATGTAACTGCATTCGGGACACCTTAATCATGGCTATAGCATCTTCAGGCGCAGTATCTGCTAGCGATATTCGTAGTGAATATGGTCTGACAGGTGCTGTTAGCTTTTCTTCTTTATATCGTGGCGGCACTCATGTGAGAGCAAAGGCTGCTAACAACACTGGCACTAACTTGGCTGCATCAGTACCTACATCTGGTGCTATTGCCTTTGACAACTTCAGAGGTACAGCTAAAGGTTTTCGTTACACTTATGCGTCTGGTGCTACAGACCAAGATGCTTCTGCTTTGTTTGGCTCTGATTACGCAGTTAACTACCCTAAAGAAATTGTTATTAATAGTGGTGTAGAACTTGGTGCAACCAGCACAACAGAAGAAGCCTTAGAGATTGATAGCGGCGGTGCTGGCTCAATTACAGTTACTAACAATGGCACATTGTCTGGTGCTGGTGGTTCAGTAGGGGCTGACGGTGGCGATGCTTTCGAGGCCGCTGTAACTTGTACATTTGTTAACAACGGTACTGTTCGTGCTGGCGGTGGCGGTGGAGGTACTGGCGGTAATGGGTCTTACACATCTTATTCCTACTACGGTGGAACAGGCGGTGGATTACCCTCGTGGGTTTACAACTGCCACGTAGGTTGTTCAGCTAGGTTTGGCAGTGGCCCTTGGACTTGCGTAGGTTTTTGCGGGCAAAGTGAGTGTGGAAGTTGCCGAAAGACAGTAACAAACTCCTCAACTGGCGGTGCTGGTGGCGTAGGTGCTGGTTACAATCAATCTGCTGGCACTGGAACATCTGGCTCCAATAACTCTGGCACTGGTGGTGATGGCGGTGCTTTTGGGGCATCAGGCTCAACAGGCACTAACGGCAATAGCACTAATGGTGTGGCTGGAGGTGCTGGTGGTAAATATCTTCGGGGTTCTTCTTTTGTAACATTTACAAATAATGGAACAGCGCAAGGTGGCACTGCATAGTGTCGTGTGGTTGTGGTAGGCAGATTGATGATGGACGCAATACAATGTCAGCAGATGAAAGATACAGTATCTGCAAATCATGTGAGTGGTTTCGTTCATCAATTAAGCAATGCAAAAAATGTGGGTGCTTTATGCCAGCTAAAACAAAGTTAAAATTTTCTAGATGTCCAATAAGGAAGTGGCAATGACACAATATACAATACCAGAAATTAATAATGGCGTAGCCAAAATTCAATGGAGTGATGGTAGTTGGACATTCATTGAGCTAACTTCTGACATGACAGAAGCTGACCTTGATGATTTAGTACACATGCATATCCCGCCTCATCTGAGAAGTGGTTCAGCGCCTTCTTTCTTGTCTGAAGGTGCCTCAAGAACTGCGGCGGCAAAGGCTTCACCAGCACCTAACCCTGATTGGTTGACTGCTCGAAAAGAAGCCTACGGTACTCTTGAGAGCCAAGTAGAGTATATTACAGAAAATGGTTTGGCGGCATGGCAAGCGCATGTTGCTCAAATTAAAACTGACAACCCGAAACCAGCGGATGATTGATGATGGATAGCAACGATATCGCTATTGCTACTGGTGGTATTTCTGCACCGCTATGGCTACCTGCCGTTAATGAGTGGGTAGCCTTAATTCTTGGCATCACCTCTCTGGTGTATGTTATTCTAAAAATTATTAAACTTCGCTAAAATGTGCGTTTAATACTGCGGATATGCACACTAATGTTGTGCTATGTTACAAGCATTTATCGCACCGCTAGCTAATATTGCTGGCTCTTGGGTAGAATCCAAAGTTGAAACACAGCGAGCCAAGACAGCCGTTGCCAAGCGTGTGGCGGCTGGAGAGCAAGAATGGAATCTTGAACAAGCGCGTAATTCAAACGCTTCTTGGAAAGATGAATGGCTGACAATTTTGGTTTCTATTCCCCTTATCTTAGCATTCACAGGACATGAAGATATTGTAGAGCGTGGCTTTGCCGCGCTCGAAACCATGCCATCCTTCTATAAGAATGCTGTTGCCGTTGTATTTGCGGCAAGCTTTGGCGTACAGCAAATGACAAAGATGTTTAAGAAATGAAAATAGATTACTTCACTGCTCTGGTAGCCAAGCATGAAGGGCTACGTTTAGAAATGTATCACGATACAGTTGGCGTTCCGACTATTGGGTATGGTCATAATCTGCGCGAACCGATTTCTGAAAGAGCCGCTTTGGTTATTCTTGAAGATGATATTATTAAAACATTTAACGAACTTGATGACCGTATGGATTGGTGGAGAGATTTGCCACAGCAAGCACAGCATGTGATTGCCTCTATGGTTTTCAATATGGGTTGGCCTCGTTTCTCTCGCTTTAAGAAATTTATTGCGGCGTTAGAAGATAGGTCATGGGACCGCGCGGCATACGAAATGGAAGATAGTTTGTGGTTTCAGCAGGTAGGTATTCGGGGTGGAGAACTCAGAGATATGATGTTGGAATGTAATGGAACGTCCGAATAACCAAGATATATTAGATGCGTATGAAATGTATGGCAATGTCGTTACAGCGGCACAGGCCTTGGGGATGTCAAAGTCTACCTTTCATCGCCACCTTCAAAAAGCTACCGCTGACACAGGCGAGTTTGTAATTCCTCAAATGCCAGAAGATGATTTGCCAGTAGATGTACTGGTAGACCAGCTTCATGCTCGCTTCAAGAAGCGCAAAGAGTACAAAGAAGCAAAGCATTGGCATGAAATCGAAATGAAATCTGACCAGCCAATCGGCTTGTTATGGTATGGCGACCCGCACATCGATGACAACCACTGTGATTGGGATTCATTACGCTCTCATTTGGCGTTACAGAAGGCGTACAAGGGCATCTATGGATGTTCGCTAGGCGACCACCAGAACAACTGGGTTGGGCGTCTGGGGCGCTTATACGGCGAACAAGACACCTCTCATAAAACAGCGTGGAAATTAGTGGAGTGGCTTATTCAAGAGATGAACCCGCTGGTTCTCATTGGCGGCAACCACGATATGTGGTCTGGTGCGGGTGATCCTCTCAAATGGATGTGCGGTCTTAACACCGTGCGTGAGGATTGGGAGGCTCGCATCTCTATCAACTTCCCCAATGGCAGGAAGTGCAGAATACATGCGGCGCATGATATGCCTGGTCACTCTCAATGGAATTCTTTGCATGCCCAGAACAAGATGGCTAGGTTTAAGGGACACGCAGAGTTGTACATAAGCGGTCACAGGCATAACTGGGGGCTGGCTCATATCGAGGATGTGGAGCGTAAAAAGACTGCATGGCTTGCGCGTGCGCGTGGTTACAAATTCCATGACACTTACGCCTTTGTCAAAGGTTTTGAACAGCAGAACTTTGGGCAAGCAATCCTTCAGGTTATCGACCCGCATAATCCATCTCCTGTTAGCTGGGTTCAATGCTTTGCTGACCCTCAAGAGGGTGCTGATTATCTAAAGTTTCGCCAATCGCTTCAGCAGTGATGGCGCTGTAACCAGCGATGTCTACCCAGCTATCTTGATGGTGTGGGTTTTCCATCAACCTGCCAAGCTTGACAAGCATCATCATCACGCCGACATCTTCCACAGCAAAATCAACATTTGTGTAGGCTGTCCATAGCTGTGCGATGCGAGCAAAGTTTTCAGATGGCGAACCGTAATTCGCGCCACGGTTGCGTACTGCCTTTTCGGCATCTGTTAATATACGCTCTCTATTCATATCACTCATTTAACTAACTCACATGTTATCTGTTCAATATCACCAGCGGTATATCCCTTGCGGATGAATGATTGATGCTTTGCACGAAATCTATTTTCAGCAAGTTCTTTTGCTTGCTCTTCATCAAACGCTCTTACCTTGCGCTCGACAAACATCTCAACAATAAAGCCCACATTGTAGGCTCTGGTTTGTTGATATTTTCCACTCGTATGCAAAGCGGTTGGCTTATCTTCTTTGTTCATAATGAGATACCTCTATCTGTTGATATAAATTTTGTGTCCGATTTGTGTCCGACTTATTCATTTCCTGCAAACCTAAAGCATAACCAATTATATAAATTGATATTAATACTGCAAAAATGCAGACCACCAAATGAAAAAATATCATCCATAAGGCTCTGAATATAAAGGGGAAAATGGTGAAGATGGTGGTGCTGCTAGCGTGATTCGAACACGCGACCTCACCCTTACCAAAGAAATACACGTTATCTATAAGCAACGGTTTTTGCAATCTTTTTTTCACTTCAACCTCCGCAGTGTGTCAGATATGTGTTCGTCTGAAACAGAAGCATAGCGCAATACCATGCGCTCAGATGACCAACCGCCTAACTTCATTAGCACAGGCATGCTTGCTCCTGCCATAACTAATCGTGATGCCCAATGGTGACGCCAATCATGAATTGTGAACTCTGATATGCCTGCACGGCGGCAGGCGCGGATGTGTACCCCACGCAGATTACGCGCATCTGCGTAGGGTACACCGCTACTGTTGGTAAACAGAACAGGGCGAGAGGGTAAGGAGACGAAAACCCCTCGCACCCTATCATGCAAAGGAACAATCCTTCTCTTTCCATTCTTACTTTTTTCTACCAACAGTGTGTTTGCCTCAAGGTCGATATGGTGAGGGCGGAGACCAAGCGCCTCAGACAATCTCAATCCTTGATAGCAAAGCGTTATAAACAATGGGCGAATAAATTCTGGATATTCAGCCAGCAATTGTTCTTGTTTCTCATAGGTAAGGAAGCGAACCCTATCATTGATTTCTTTTTCTTTTGGTATGGCAGGGGAAACAGATGCGCTGTTCAGTATCGATACAAGAGTAGCGCGGTATCTGTTTACGTTAGATGGTTTGCCACCAAATAAATTTTTGCTAACGAAATGTTGCCAAGCATCTTTGCTAATATGATTAAGCTGATACTCAGCGAAATGTTCTTTTAATCTTCCAACAATATATGTATCGGTGCCGCCTCGCTGTTTAATATTCAGCCAGTTATCAGCGGCGGCAATGAAGGGCAACGTGCTAACGCCGCCCCTCATTTCATTTAAGATGGTAGCCTCTACGTAGCGACAGACTTCTTCTGCTCTGCGTTTGTTAGTTTGGCCTGTAGAGCGCCTGACCTTAACCACTCTGTTACCATCGGAGACAGAGCCACGGATGTGGAAGGTTTCTTTTCTTTTGTAGATGGTGAGCATTCGTTTGCTCCTTTTATTTCAAATACAGCGGAATAGAATTCATCTAACTGCTCTTTGGTGAAGAACCTTTTATGACCCATCTTTACATATTGCAGGTCATGCTTTTTCAAATGATATCGCAAGCCCTGCTCAGTTAAGTGCAGGTTATCTTTGATATCCTCAAAAGGGTATAACATCATCAATCGCCTCTGCTGTTTCGGTTTGCTGTGCAACAGGGGCAGGGGCAGAACCGTTCTGCTTCTCTGATGCTTTCAAAGATAGAAACGGATTGCCATCCTTGGATGTGTTCTTCCAAGCGGCAAGGCGCATATCTTCGATGGGGCCAGAGTAATCAGTATCCTTTTCTGATTTCTTCTGGTCGTTGGTAAACAGAACACCAACACGTTTGAACACGCCAATGATTGGCTGTCCTTTGTGGTCGGTATCTTTTACCAAAACAATATTCATATCTTCACCGCGCAGGTTCATCTTGCCAGTGAGGATCATGTTTTGCTCTGGGCGGGGAGAGAACCCCGCACCAGAATTTGTGTTATCGTATTCCATTTAAAACTCCGAGGGTTTGTTGGTGGTTGGTTGTTGCGGCTTTGCTTGTGCCGCTGTGTTGCCATCATCATCTTCTGACGGCAGACCAAACGCAGACTGCAATGCATAGCGTTTGGCATAGGTGATACCCGACCCCATCTTCTGTGGGTCGTTGTTATCTTTAGAACGTACAGGGCAAAGGCTCTCGCGCTTCTCGCCAGATGGTGTGTGTACAATGATGGTTTTGACCACCTGAACAACGGTATCCCCAATCTGAATGAGGTCGAGGGGTTGCATGAAGTACAAACCATATTTGTTGGCTTCACCTGCCGCATCGATGACAGCTTCTAAGCTGGCATAGTTGCTTCTAAAGTGTGGGTTCTTGCTGTCTTTGACAGCGACAACAGATTCCTGTTGGTAGGCCAGCATTGCTTCGTCAAAAGTTTTGGGCATTGCTGTTTTGGCTGGTTGCTTTTCCAGCTTGGCTACATTATCTTGTGCCATGATTGCATACTCCTTGTGTGCAGTTGGTGTTAGAAGGGGCGGGTGTGCTAAACCGCCCCTTCGTTTATGGTGATGCGGCATGCGCCGCGCTTGTCACGCTTGATGGTCAGCAAATCGCAGAACACCTCACGCTCGTTATCATTAATCATTGAGCGCAATTCTTTTTTGATAGAGTCATGTTGCCTCATATTCTGTGAAGCATTCACAAACTCATGCGCTAAATTCACAAACTGATTATCTTGGCTGGCATCACGGCTGACCAATCCATCAACCTTTACCTGCGTCCAATCAATCTTGACCTCTTCATAAGTGTCGGGTCTTGTATCCTCGACCACATGTTGCCAGAAGTTGAACGCCTGTGCGTGTACTTTCATCCAGAATTCATGGTCGTAATCAACCACGCAATGTTCCCAGCGATTGCCAAAGATGACAGTGAATACTGTTTGATGGATATCCATGACACGCATATACAAATGCACTTGCGGCAGATAGGCAGATAAAATATCTGACATCTTCTTGTGACCGCCAGTATGCTTGGCTTCAATGATAGCGTACTCATCGCTGTGGTCATGCTTGCCAATGCCATCTGGCCTTGCCTGATAAGGTACATCGGCAATGTTCTTACGGGTTACTTCAGCAAAGTATCTGCACCAACCTGTTTGCTGGTTAAGCCAGGTCATATTGAAAGATTCTGTTTCATTGCCCAGCTGTACATTAAACTGGCCTGACAAATCATCTGGCTCTTTGCGCCCTGTCTTGACCAGCCAGAGGTCGTGCCAATCACCGCGCATAATACTGTAGAGGTCTGAACCTCCGATAAAACCTTTACGTTCCATGCGATTTACTCCTCATAAATACTGCACTTATGCAACAGTACCATAACAATTAGCGGTAATCAATGCGTTTTTGCAGTTCTTCACGCAAAAGTTTGCGGGGTCGTAGCTTCCAATCGCAATGCTGTGCAAACTCTGCAAGTGTAGGCCAGAACCTACAACTCCTCTCAACGCTATCGAATGCTTCTAGCACTATATCAGCGGGCCATTGCTGTAGTTTCTCTGCTAAAATTCTGCGCTTGAGGGCCAGAATTTCATCATCGAAATCTTTAGGGATGGTGACAAGCATAGCCAGTACAGTCAGGCGCTGTTCTATTTCTTCTTGCGGCAGAGGAATGAGTGATGCCTCAACCCTACGCATGGCCGCTTCTAACTTATCCAGCGGTGTGTCTGCTGGAATGTTGTAGCGAACCAGTTCGAAATCTTTACTGATTTTTATTTCCAGCGGAACTAATGAAGCTACGCCATCTTCTACCATGTTCGTCCTTTGATGGGAACGATTGTCGTCCTGAAGTTTGGCGAGCGCCATCTCTTTTTGCGAAGGTGATAGTGTTAAGGCACCATCGTTTGTAGGCGGCTGTGGTATTTTTGATTTTGCGTCCGTTGCTTTGATGGTATGCAATGAACTTAGCTGTTTCAATGACATGATCTATCTCCTGATTAGATTTATGTGCAATCAAATTGATATCGTTCACTAGCTTTTCTGATGGCTCCCATTCTTCTGTGAGAGTATTATTGTTTAATGGTAGTTTAGTGTCTCGCTCTGGTACTACCTTGTCTCGCTCTGGTACTAGGTTGTCTCTCTCTGGTACTAGCAGATAGTAGACTGTCGAGCGTGTTTGGTTGCCAGATACACGGCTGATAAGACCAGCCTCTTCTAACATTTCTAGCTTGCGATTTACTGTTGACCGCCCCATACCTGTGCGCCTAGCAAGCGTTGCTTGTGAAGGCCAGCACTTGCCATCTTCATTTGTATGGTCGGCTAACACTACCAATAGCCAGCGGGTTAATGCGTCTGGCGTTTCGGCTTTCATAGCCCATGCGATGTGATGAAACATCAATCCTCCTGTTGCATATTTGCAGTATAACATAGGAGGGTTGACGTACACAATGCATTAATGCAGTATATGATTGCGCAAACCTCCTGCATGCGCGGTATGATACGCTGGCTGGGCTTACTCCTCCCCGCCCAGCCAGCGAATTAACTTCTCAACCAATGGGTTGCTCACCTCAATACAAATAAAATGTGGCTTGCCTTTCTGCTTAAGCAGATAGATATCAGCTGGCTGTTCTTTATGGGTTTTAGTTAAGAAAGAAAACCCTCGCCCTTCTGCTTGGTATTTACTCTCTGCTACCAATCGTCCGAACTTGGTTTCGAGTTTGATGTCACCAGCAAATTCGCCTCCCAACTGTCCAGATAGCGGTTGCCTTTCCGCTTGGAGACCTTTCTTTTTGAAGAATTCGCACCACCATCTTTCATGGTAGCTTCCCTTACTGCGCTGAGATGTTGCCATCCATAATACTCCATGCAATCTAAACAGTAGATTGCTTTGTTGGCGAGGACTGTGTACCAGAGTGTGCTGGTTTTACATTTCTCGCAGGTTGCAGCTTTACCAAGATTATTCTGCTTGGCTTTCGATTTCGATTTTGATTTGCGCGTCCAATGCATCTAACCAACAAGCAAACATAAACCCGCTGGGTACGCGCTTGGCTTGCTCCCATTTGTGGATAAGAGAGGAGTGGCATCCAATGCGATGCGCTAACTCCTCTTGTGAATAGCCCTTATTCTTTCTCAGTAGGGCGAGGCTTTCGATTAGCTGTTGCCAACTACTCGTATTGGGTTTTGGATTTGTGTAGTGTGTAAGATGTGATCGCACTTTCAACTTTCCTTGCTGTTGATAAGCGCAAATCCTTCCCTGCTTTGGCGCGGTAATAGGTTGAGGTAGGCACGCCAGCTTGCTTGAAAAACGTAAGCAAGTTTATTCCTGTTGGGGCGCAGATTAAATTCAATTGTTCAAGATAACTTTTCATCATTTGCATATAATGCAATAATGCAGTAACATCAATAAACGCACAAAATGTTTGTGCAAAAAAACTGCATGATTTTTTTTCCGGAGTAAGATATGAAACTTTCTACATGCACAGGGCACTGGGAGAATATTCCACATGCTCCGCCATCTGTGTTCCGACCTCAAGTGAGGGCTAGTCAGCGTGCATTCAGTATAAGAATGCACAGGAAACGTTCATCATGTGGCACATTATCACCACCAAATTTTGCAGGGATATGTTCAAATGGAATCCGTAGAAGTGCGGGGCATCAGGGTATGGATGCGCCAAGTTATGGACAAAAACGGTTGGTCAGCTAATCGCTGGGCTTCGTTAGCGGGGACATCGCCGACTAACATCACTCGCTTTTTAAAAGATGCGGCACACTGCCCATCTGCGAGAACTATAGCAAAGCTTGCGTTGGTTGCAGGGTCGGCACCAAGCTTTACACATCAAGTTATACAGCAGGGGGAAGTGAATGCTGTAGCGCTCTATGATACTGAGCGTAATAGATTAGGGGTTATATCTGTGTGGGGCGTTAAAGGTGAGGTCGAGGCTTACAAATTAGGTATAGGTTGGCCAGATTTTCAAATGTCTGTTGATGATATCTTGGTAGTAAAACGAAATCATAAAGCTTATGAGGCTGGTGATACTGTTGTTGCTATACATGATGATAGATTTTTAGTGTTGCGTGCAACATCAGAGAAGAACAAATTCATTTCTGATAGTGTTGTGTATGCCGCTAAAGATTTAGAAATAAAAGGGTTGGTCGTGCAGGTCATTAGAAACCTGCACGATTAAGATTAGTATCCGCGAGCGAGTACGGCAAACGCTTCTCTTAATTTAGAAGCTTTCAGCCTACTTGTTTTTGCGGCATGCGATGCTGAAAAATCAGGGTCGTTATCTATTTCATCTTCGAAATATTTTGCGTCACGCTCTGAACGCTGGGCATCTAACTCAACAGTCTGATACACTAGTTCAAACGCATCTTTATACGACATAGATTTAGGCAGAGAAAGCGCGGGAATGTTCATACTCTTCCTCCATTTCATTAAGCTTGCGCTCGCAAATGACATCCGCCGCCGCTTTTGCGGTAGCTTTGGCGGTGTCATTACCATCAAAGATAACGTCCAACACCTGGGCATATTCGCTAGGCCATAGATTGCGGCCTAGCATTTCGCCCAACAGGACAACATCTATTGTTGTTGTTACCTGTGGCAGTTTGGAAAATTCTTTTATGAGTTGCGTGTTCATGCTGATACCCTCGCAATCTTATAAAGCTTCTGCTTGGTGTTTGGCATATCTTTGTCGATAACCTCCCAGCCATCAGTGTTGCGGGTTAGATAGAGGAGGTTGCGAATATCTTTGCTGGTTAAATCTAAAACTTGCGAGGCTGTGTCAGTATTAAACCAGCTATCTTTGCCAAAGAAATCCCATATCTTTGCGATACGGTCATAGCCAGTCTTTGATAGCTGTGCTGGTTCTGGCGCAACTTCTACTTTGCCAGCATTGATAACCAGCCTAGTACGCGGCTGATTATCTTGCCCTTTGGGGGCAACAGTTACACCGTCAAGGCAGTGTAACTTTGTTTCGATGCGGGTCAGACGCTCTTCAATACGCTGGAGGATCTGAGATGTTACATTATTCTGTGCTAAATTGAGCATGATTTGCTTACCTTCTATGCTGTTTTTACGTTGGTGTTTTCGGAGACTGCGACTATCTCAAAGAGATAATCGACAGCCTTTTGCGCCGCGCTTGCGGCATCGAATATATATTTGTGGTCATGATCTAATGCTGATAACCAAGCGCCAATATATTCGCTATGGTCATCTCGTACTGTCATAGACAGGCCGAGATGAGCCATCAGGTAGGCGGCAGAAATTTCTGCTACCAATTCTTCGAACGCATACCCCTTGCGGTTTTTCATATCCAATCTATCAAGGCGTTTGCTTGAACCAGTCCAATGCGCCAACTCATGGAACAAGGTAGAGTAATATGCGTTTGCATCTTTCCAATCTTGCCAATCTGGCATGTAGATTTTATCAATGGCTGGCACATAACAAGGCGTGCCATCTTTGGTGCCAATGTGGGCGCCAGTATGTGCAACCCAAGCATCTATTTCGGATGCTCTTTCATCAGCATTCGCAAAGATATTTTCCTTGGTGTAATAATGGTC